CTTGCCGAGGGTGTCGAGCAGCCCGAGGTTGGCGTCGCGACGCTGGGTGAAGTCCTTCGGCGGCCGGACGTTGCGGGCGATCTGCCCGGTGCCGCCCGCCGACTTCGCCATCCAGAAGTCGCGGCCCTCGTCGGCCCGGTCAATCGAGCCCTTGAGCAGGCTCTTGTACTGCTCGAACTGCTCCAGGACGGCGGTGCCGGACCGGTCGGAGAACAGCTGTGCTGGGGTTGGCGCCATGCCGGCACTCCTCGTGAAGGTGAAGGGGTGCCCGCGCGCCGGGTCAGCTGGTAGGTGTCACAGCCTTCGCGCCAGCCTCGCGGGCGAGCTTGCGGTATCCGTCCGCGGTTTCCCGGTCCGTGACCGTCTCGGCCATCTCCCGGTAGTACGCGGCTTTGGCGGCGTAGTCTTCGCGCACGATGCCCCCAGGTGCCTTCACCTGGACGTTGTGCGACAGGACTGGCCCGCCTGGTACCGGTGTCGCCTTCACCTTCGCCAGCGTCGCCTCAAGCTCCTGACGGAGCTTCTCTATCGGCTCGACGGCCTTTGCTACAGCGGCCTTGACGACCTCAGTGAGGTCGCCGGTCTGGGTCACAGTATCCACGGTCGTCCCTTCCGGTGCAATCTGGCTCTTGCTCGCGTCGCCGTCGTTGTCGCTGCCTTCGAGCGGGTTCTTCACGCCCAGCTCCTTCGAACGGCGGCCAATGAGCCGCTTGGCGCCGTCGACGTCACCGTGGCCGCTCTGGGCGAGGATCGCCGCGCTCTTGAGGTCTTCCTCGTCGGCGATCGGGTAGCTGCCGTCGGACAGCGCGTTGCCCTGCTCGGCGAGCTTCTTCCGGTCGTCCGCCGAGTGCTTCGCCTTTGACAGCGTCAGCAGCTTGAACAGCGCGAAGAAGTCCGCATCCGCCTTCGGCCAGCCCGTGGTGTCGATGTCGGGGACGTCGCGCCATGTGCCCTTGGCTGCCGACTGCATCAGCGCCGTCGCGGGCATCACGCTGCCGTCCTGGACGGCAGACTCCCCGCTCACCCACTGCCGCAGCAGCCCCGCAGCCTCAGCCAGCAGCCCGATGTCAGCCACCTCGCCGAGGTTGCCCGCCGCCAGCTCCTGCGCCTCGTACCCGATCAGCTTGCCCACCAGCGCGATAGCCTGCTGGCCGCCGTCGATGTCGGCCGACTCGTCGACCTTGCCGCGCACCATCGCCTTCTTCACCAGCGCGACCGCCTCGCCGTGCCAGTCCGGCAGCGACTTGGCCGCCGGCGCGTCGGGCAGGTCCGTGCCGCAGTTCTCGCACTTGCCGCCCTCGTGGTCGGCGTCGTAGCTCTTGCCGCACTTCGGGCAGTCCCGTGCGCCCTTGGCGAGTTCCTTCTTCGCCGCGGGCTTCGCCGCCGGCTTGGCGGCTGCGGGCTTGGCGGTGGCGGCCTTCAGCTTCGCCTCGTGCGCCAGGTGCGCCTCGTGGACCTCGTGGGCGTTCTTCAGGTCCGCTGCGCTCACCTTCTTGCCGGCCGCGTGGTCGGCGATGGTCTGCTTCGCACGCGCCACCGCGTCGGCCGCGCTCGCCTTGCTGTCGCCGGACGCCGACGCCTTGCCGCCGCCCTCGTGGGCGGCATCCCAGTCAGCCCAGTCCTTCTCCAGCGGCTCGGCGATGCCCTTCATCAGCAGGATCGGTATCCCGCTGGCGGGCGCGAGCACGCCGTCAACGCGGTCGGCGTCGATCTTCTCCAGCTCGGTGATCTCAACGTCCACGTCAGCTCCTCAGTGCCGCTATCGCCTCAGCGGTCGGCTTCCGCCGGGTCGCGCTGCCCTGCATGCTGACGCCGCCGATCTTCCCGGCCTTGACCAGCTCCCACGCGTCCGGCGACCACACGATGCCGAGCATCCAGTCGCCGTTCTTGACCACGTAACCGGACGGGGTAGTCCAGTCCCCGCCCGGCCAGATGTACGACTCGACGCGCTCGCCCGCCCCGTCCGTGCCGTCCGCGTGGTCCAGGCCGATGCCGCCGCCCTTGCGCAGGTAGTTCCAGGCGGCGTTCTCGATCGCCGCCTTGCTGGCGAAGTCGCGGTGCCCGTCGGCGGCCGTGGCCACGTCGGCCTTGTCGGCCGGGTAAGCGCATACGAGCGTGTAGCGGCGCTCGTCGCTGGCCTTGACGAGCACCCCGGCGACGCTCTCGCCGTCCCATGTCGCCTTGGCGGCAGGGCCGTCGTGCTCGACGGTGACCGTGCCGTCAGGCGTGACCGTGGTCTTCATTGCTCTCCTTCTCGCGGTGCGCGTCGCAGTTCGGATCGGCACAGAGCGGATCACCGGGCTTAACGGGCTCGCGTCTGTCGAGGCACCACGGGCGGTACTCGATGGGGTGCGCGTCGCAGCACTTCATCCCTGCTCCTTCGGTGCCGCTGTCGCGGTGACGTGCTGCTTCATGTCCTCGTGATGCCGCTCGCGCTGGCCGCTCGCTCTCAGGTGAGAGATCACCACGGCGGCAATCGTGACGGCCGACGGGCTGAAAACGTTCGGCCACATCGGCGACCAAAGCTCCACGTTCAGCCAGTGCAGGATCATGCCGCACCTTCCAGCACGGGCAGCTCCGCACACCGGCAGCGCGGGTGCAGCGGCACCAGCGGCTCGGTACCGAGCGGGTGAGCGCCCACCTTGACGGCCGCCTTGCAGACGGGGCAGACGTTATCGTCCTCCGCGCTCGACACCTCGACCTCGGTCCGCCCGGTCTCCGCGTACACCTGCCGTGCCGCGCTCGCCTGCGCCCTGGCGATCTCCGCCTGCGCCACCAGCTCAGCCCGGTCCGGGTTGTCCAGAACTGTCCGGAGTCGTCCGGCGAGGTCGCCGACCGACAGGAACGGCGGCAGCGGCTCAGTGCCCGGCTGACGGCGGATCTCGTCGGAGCGGAGCGTGTCCTCAAGCACCTGCGAGAGTTCCTCGAGGCGGCTGTCGGCGATCGACTTGATGCGGATGCCCTGCTCGGCGAGCAGCTGCCGCAGGCCCGGTCCCGCGATCTGCTCGGCCGCCGCCGCGTCGCCCGGCTTCCAGCCGCCCCAGTCGACGTCAGCGAGGCTGTCCACGGCCGCCAGGGCGGAGCGGTTGCCCAGCACCCACGCCTCCGTCGTCAGGCGCGTCAGGACCGGGGCCAGGGCCCGCTGAATGGCCTGTCCGGCGCGGCCGAGGAACGCGGACAGCACGGGATTGATCGCCTTGGTGACGTCCTTCGGGTGCAGCGCCTGCCATGCCTCAGCGAGCTTCTCCGTGTCGATCGAGCCGCTGACCGCCTCGCGCACCAGCCCGGCGTACACGCTCACCAGCTCGAGGTCCCGCTGCCAGCCGGGCCAGTCCCGCTTAGCGCTTTTGGGCCCGGGTCGCCTGCCTTGAGGACTACGCGCGGGTCAGCGGCGTACTGCGGTACGTCAGCCGCCGTCAGTACCTGGCACTGGAACGGCCGCGCAGGCTGCGGGTGACGGCCGAGCCACTTACGGAGCGCGGCCAGTTCGGATGCGCTGGCGAAAAACTGCGCCTTCTGCGCGGGGTCCTCGTCCTGCCCGTCGTCGTCCTCGTCGCCCTGGTCCTGGTCGTCACCCTGCGCACCCGGCTGCGGCGCTCCCCCGGGAGGCGGCGCGGCCGCCGGGCCCACCAGCGTCCCCGCCGGGGCCTGCGTACTCGCGCCTTCGAGGAACACCACGCCGCGGCCCGTCTGCAACTGCGGCTTGTCGGCCTCGACGAAGCCGTACGGCGCCTTCCCGCGGCGCGCACGGTCCTCGTTCAGCGTCATCCGCCCGCTGGCCACCTGCGCCTGGGCCACCGCGTCGGCCGCCGCCTCGTCCTCGCTTTCGAGGCCGAGCACCTGGATCTTGAGCACGCCCGGCATGCCGAGCTGGCGGACGGAGAGGCGGGTGGCGATCTTGCCGAGCCAGTTCGCATCGGGCTGGCGGACGTTCCTCTGCAAGATGTCTTCTTCGCCTTCGTGGAAGCTGGCACCGAGTGCCCCCGCCTCGGTGAAGCCGACCTCGGAGGCGGGCAGGCCGAAGTCCCCGGCGATCAGCTTCACGAAGAACAGGTCAAGCTCGGGCTTGTACCGCTCGGCTACCTCCGGCGCCAGCACCGCCTTGGTTCCGGGCGGGAACGGCTTGTACTGGAGCCGCTGCGACGTGTCGCCGCTGAGCTTGTCGTTCAGGGCGGTTACCCAGTCGCCCCACTGGTCGACGTTCCAGTCGACCGACGCGTCGACCTCCAGGATCGCCCCGCTGACGCCGTGCGTGTACTCCTTCAGCAGCCAGTCCATCCGCCGCATCCACAGGATCCCGTCGAGCAGCGCTATCTCAGTGGCGCTCATGCCGTACGGCGTCTTCGGGCGGATGAGGCGCCGCTCGTACATCAGCTGGTCGGTCGTCATCCCGCCGGGCACCATCGTCTGCCCGTTCACGTCGACCGTGTCCGCGGTGAACTCGCCGCGGGGGAAGCCGTACAGGATCTGCTGGGCGAACGGCGCCGGGGGCAGCGGACGGCCGCCTTCCTCGTCGAGCAGCGGTTTGATCGTTGAGCCGTCGATGACCTCGAACGAGAACACGTCGCCGCCGAAGGTGCGCTTGGGGTAGACGACTACGGCGTCGTAGACCAGCTGGTTTTCCATCAGCTGCCCGGCCCACTGCTCCCAGTCGTAGCCGTTCTTGCGGTCGGGGGTCTCAAGCCAGTCGCTGATGCGGGCGATCTCGCCCATGTACTTCTTCCGCATGCCGGCTTCCACGTCGTCCTTCGCCTGGCCTGCGGCGGCGGACTCGCGGGCGACCGCCTCGGGGTCGACGGTGACGGTGTAGCCGAGCCCGGCGACGCTCTTGCGGCGCTCGATGCACTTGCGGAACAGCGGCATGTCAGCGGCGTCGCTCAGTGTCCGCCAGGGGACGAACGGGGCGGTGTTGACGTTGAGGTTGGTCGAGATCGGCAGTTCGAACAGGCGCGGCTCCGCGCGGCCGGTGCGCGGGTTCCGCAAGT